ACAGCGCGAACCTGTCCGGCGCAGACCTGTCCGGCGCAGACCTGACCGGCGCAGACCTGACCGGCGCAGACCTGTACGGCGCGAACCTGTCCGGCGCGAACCTGTCCGACGCGAACCTGACCCGCGCAGACCTGACCGGCGCGAACCTGTACGGCGCGAACCTGACCTACGCGACCATCGCGAACGGTTGGAAGCTGGTGCGCGCATGACCGGGTACGATATTCTCCGTTCCGCTGCGGGCATCGTTGCCGACCTTGACGCGCCCGAAGGCGCCGACGCCGCCACGCTTGATCAGCGGCTGGCCGACTGGATCGAAGCCAGCGACGACAAGCACGGCGCGTACTTCGCCGTGGCCAAGCGCCTCGAGCTGGAGGCCGACGAGATGGCGCAGCTGATGTCCGTCATGAAGAAGCGCCTGAGCTACATCGCCATGCAGCAAGCGCGGGTGAAGGCGCTCGCGGCCGAGCTGCTGATCGCGCGCGAAGCCCTGGGCGAAGAGCCCAAGGTGTCGACGCCGATGTTCCGCGCGTGGCTGGTCAAGACCGAGGCCGTCAGCGTGCCCGAAGATGCCGGCATGCTGCCCGAGGCGTTCCAACGCCGCAAGGTCACCGTCGAGGCCGACAAGGCTGCGATCAAGGCCGCAATCAAGGCGGGCGAGTCCGTGCCCGGCGCGTTCCTTGTCGAGTCCCGAGGCATCCGATGGACGTAAGGCCGATCAGCGAGCGCATGCGCGACTACCTCGAGGCGCATCAGGGTTCGTCTGCAAGCGAGATCGCGCACGGCATCGGCGTGCCCATTCAGTCAGTCGGTCACGCGCTGCACCGTGACGCGGCAGGTGGGTACATCGACCACGATATCGTTGGCGGCGTTTACCGGTACTGGCTCCAGAGCCGGCCGGAGCGCCGCGGCACGAGTCGGGCCCTGTTCATCGCCATCGAGGCCCTGCTAAAGCCGGGCCGCTGCATGACCGTGACCGAGATCGGGCGGGCAATCGACCGGAAGCCGAGCATCACATACACCAGCCTGACCAACATGGAACGGCTCGGCTTTGTGGTTTGCGAGTCGCACTTCAGACCGTTCCGGTACAGGTGGACGCGGCGCGATGGCCCGTAGGGTCGAACGCTGCGCCGAGACTGAGCGGGCCGAGTGCTGGTCATACCGGGGCGCCACGTGGTGCCTTAGCTGTGACGGCCTCGGCCTCGCTCCGGGCTGGTCAGAGTGCAGCGAGTGCCAAGGGGCGGGCGCTGTGTGCTGCCCGTCGTACGGTCAGCCCTTGTACGGGCTGTACGACTTGCCGTCGGTCGTGACCAGCGCCTGCATGCAGCTGGAGCCCACGCGGTAGGGCCGACCGAGGCTGATGTGAATCCACGTCGGCGGGCCGTTCCTGCCCTCGAGGATGACCTGTCCATAGTGCAGATTCGACTCGTGTACGATCCAGCGCATCACGTCCTCGAGCTTCGCGCCTGGACAATGAAAGTCGGCGGCCTGCCCCTTGAGGTGTTGGCTGCTGGCTGCGCCACCGACGGCAGCGTTCAGCGCAGGGCCGCGGAATGCGCAGTGAATGGACACCGGCCCGAACTTCGCGTGGATGGGCTCCAGCAGCGTCGCCGCGAGGTCAATCAACTCGCCAAGGTGAGGCTTGGCTTCCCACCGGTTTTGCTCGAGCAGCGCTTCCTTGGAGGTCGTGGTCAGCTCCTCGAAGGTGAAGTGCGGGCTTAGGTTCACGGCTTGCTCTGGTCGTGCGCGGTCAACAGCTGCGCCAGCGCGAACGCCAGCGCGAGCGCATCGTCGCGCAGCTGTTCGGCTTCGGCTTTGGTGATGCGCTTCCCGCCGTCGCCGCGCGGGCCTACGGCCTTTCCCATGTCCGCGACGATGTGGACGACGGCGGGCGCAAGCTCGAGCATCAGCGCACCGCGGCGTGAAAGACAAGCTCGCAATTCACCGACGCCGAGTCGCTGAAGATGGCAAGCTGCGAGGCCGCCGCAAAGCCGCTCCAGCCCGTGCCGTCCAGGTAGTAACCCTCGGGATCATTGATGGTCGCATACATGGCCGGGGCCGCGCCGCCATGCGTCAGAGTCGAGTCATAGCTGATGCGCAGGGACTTGCTGGCCTTGTCGCGGTTGTGCAGGGTCAGCATCACGCCGGGCCGATTCGGCAGCGTGATCAGCTGGCACGTATTGACGCTGGCCGGCGTGGTCAGCGCGTACACGTAGGGAAGGCTCGGCAGGTTCGACAGGTCGATAGCGGGCATGGTTACGGCTCCAGAGGGGTAAGCGGGGCGTGTTCTGCATCCGACCGCGGGTCATCGGCCGGCAGGTCAGCAGGCGCCACGGCGTCGGCCGCGCGCTCCGGGTCGATGGTCGAGACGGTCATGGTCGGCGCGTCGATAGCGCCCGTCGTGGTCTGGATCGTCATGCCGGGCAGGTGGACATTCGCGCCGACGCCGAGGAGCGCCAACAGGCCTAGCAGAACGATGATGCTGAATACGCGGAACTCGTTGCGAATGCCGCGCAGGTTGCTCTCGAAGCTCTCGCGCAGTTCGCGCCGTTCGACGGTTGCCGCGGCGCCCTGCTGCTTCAGAAGGGTGAATAGCATCTGCTCGACTGATTCGGACATGGCGTCTGGCTCCTGCGCGGCTGCTATCACTTCTTCTTACCGCCTTCGACCTTGCTGTAAGCGATAGCGATAGCCTGCTTCTGCGGGTGCCCCTTCGCCATCTCCTTACGGATAATCGCGCTCATCTTCTTGTTGTCGGCCTTGGACATTCGCCACCTCTACAGGGATGGTATCACAGTCGAATAGTCACCGTCCGGGGTCGACACGACCATACGGCCCGCGATGTCGCCGGGCAGGAGCGGCCCGATGTATTCGGCAGGCAGCAGTCCCGACGCGACCATCAGCGACAAGTGAGGCTCGTCCAGGCGCACGGCCTCAACCAAGAAGCCTTCCACCAACAACGCACGGACGTGTTCGATGGCCGCGGACATCAGGACACCGCCGGCAACATGATGGCGTTCGCCACGTTCGCCGTGTCGGTCGAAACGTAGTGGTACAGGTCGGTCGAGCCCGAGCGCAGCCAGCGGCCCGAGATGACGTTGCCCGCCCGGTAGATGCCCCGAAGCGTTCCGAGGCGGGTGCCCGTGTTCGCGCCTGTGGCGATGTTGCGGCCAAAGTCGAACGAGTCGCCGATATAGGCGCCGCTGCTGTCCTGCGTTTCCGGGATGGTGCCGCCGCCCGTGCTGTAGACCGTGCGCGTGCCACAAGCCCACATCGTGCCGGTATTCGGCTGGAACACAGAGCAGTGAATGGTATTGGCGGTGGTGCTGTAGCTCCACATCGAACCCGTCGAGGACAGCCAGTTAGACGCCACGGACGAGGTGCCGCCGCTCACACACATGCCGTAGATGCGCCCGTCTGTCTCAGAGCAGACTGAGGTATCGTTGGTGTAGGGCTGGAGGATGGCACCGATGTAAAACCATGCCTGCGTTGTGGCGTTCTGGATGCACTGGACGAGGATGGTTTCCGGCGACACGTAGCAGCGGATGATCGTGCTGGTGGCATGCAGGGCGCCGCTGTAGGTCGCTCGGTAGTACCCACTCCACTGGCCTGAGGTCATCGGCAACGCAGCGTCCCAGCTGTTGTAGCTGCCGCCGTTCTTGTTGATCCCGGCCAACAAGCTAGCGTTAAAGGCCGTGTCTGGGCTTAGCATCGTCGGCGTTGTCGGCGTGGCAACAAGCGCGCGACCGCCAAGAATGACTACGGGCGTCACGCCGAGGCCAGCACCGGCCGGAGGCTCGCACGTCAGGGCCTGCGTATTGCCGCCGGATGTCCGCTTTGTGATCGTCCACGTATGCGTCGAAGGCTTCGCCGTGCCTCTGTAGTCATTGGCCGCGGTCAGCGCGTTGTAAATGGCATCGAGGAATAGCTCAACAGTCGTGCCAGTCGGCGACACGTCAGCGCAGCGCACGAAGGTCAGTCCAGACAGGGGGAACGGCATAGCTACGGCCCTCCAATGGTGCCGGTGGAGGTGGTGATAATGGCCGGCGACGTGTTCTGTTCGATGACGAACGCGGCCGCAGGGACACGCGCCGTCGCCACGTACACGGTCAGCGCGACCCAGCCGAGGCCGCTGCCCGAGTTGCCCAGCACGTAGCCGACAGGCGGTGCGCCGAGTGCAAGGATGCTGCGGCCGGTCGTGGTCGAGGTCGTGGTGCTGAGTGTCGTGGCGCCCGTCGCGTACAGGACATCGCCAGACGTGTAGCTGGTCAAGCCCGTCCCGCCCTTGTCCACAGCGATGGTCGAAGCGCTCCACGTCCCGACCGTGACCGTGCCGAGCGTCGTGATCGAGGTCGCGCCGGCCCACGTCCCGGCCGTGATGCTGGTCAGCGCGCCCGCGTCGTAGGGCTGCATGCGTGACCAGCCGAGGTCAGCACCCGCACCCGCGGACACCAGCGCGTAGCCAGACGTTCCAGGCGCAAGCCGCCCCCACGTTGACGCGCCACGCATCAGCAGGTCGCCGCGGGCTTCCGACGCGACAGCCACGCCGAACGTGACAGCGCCGGCCGTTGACCAGTCGGGCGCGATGTTGCTCGAGGAGCCTACGACGCGCTCGGCCGTCAGTGTCGCGTCAGACGACTTGACGAGGTATTCGGCCGTGGTCGGCGCGCCGCCTCCACCACCGCCGCCGCCCGTGCTGGCGATGGTCACGGCCGCGCGATTGTTCGTGGCCGAGGTCGTCAAGGTCACGTTCGACCCGGCGATTAGCTGCACCTCGGCATAGGTCTGGCTATCGGTTCCGGCCGGCGTCGGGACAAGGACGCGGACTACCTTTGTCGTGCGAACGGTTGCCATGCGTCAGCCTATCCGATCTTCGTGTCGCGCTGCGGATCCTCGATCATCAACAGGGTAACCGCGTCGGTGCCCGTGCCGTCGATCTGAAGGTCTGACACGATGCATAGTTGCTCCGCGAAGCTCACCTTCGCATCCGTCAACGTCACGATCTGGCCCTTGTACAGCTTGTAGGCGCTCGGCACGACGTAGGAAACCGTCCGCCGCGGGAACGCATAGGCCCTCGCCATCCATGCCAGAATCGCGCCGGCCGTCGTCTCGTCGTAGATACAGGCCGAGTCGATCACCCGCTCGATGATGCCGTATCGGCCCTGCGATGCGAGGCAGTATGCGTCGGGCTCGGCTCGCTGCGTTGCGCCGTTGACTACGACTGTCTCGTTTCCGCGCTGCACGCTGTCGGTGTATTGACCCGTCCGCACCGAGTACCGGTAGCGCAACGTCCAGCGGTTGGCGATGCTGCTGCTGTCGGTGCTGATCGGCGTGGCCCGTTCGATCAGCGGGTCGGCGTCGGCGTCCAACACGGCCGATACGTCCTGATACGTCGCGTCGTATCGCCACACGATCAGGCTCGCGCCGTCGCCCGACCGGTCAACGCTGACAGGCAGCAGCGGCAGAATCTGAGCCTGTAGCCAGTCCAGCGGGCGAACGCGCGAATCCACCACGCAGTCAAAGCGGTACGTCGTCAGCAGGCCCGCAGCCGCGGCCATGCGCCCGTAGTCGATGGTCATCCCCGACAGGCTGAGCATGTCGATGATCACGTCTCCAGCCAGCGGCGACAAGCCGCCGCGCGTGCTGTCTACCGGGTCATACCACGTCGCGTAGACCTGTATCGGTGCGTCGGTGGTCGGCTGAAACGCCGTGACCGATGGACTCCGCAGGCCGTAGACGTGCTGGCCGTCCGCGTCCACGTAGTCGCTCAGCGTGTTTGCCGGGTAGTCCGCGTAATAGGGGACAATGGACACGACCTGCCCGCGCGAGTCCTGCACCTGCACAACGCGGAACTGAGTCGGCGTCAGCTGCTGATCAGTCGTCAGCCGGATGTACGGGGTATCGACCGCGTGCCCGGCTACGATCAGCTGATAGCCCTGCGGCCCGTCAATGTAGCTGGCCCACACGCCCTGGCTACCTGCGCACCAGCCGCCGATATAGCCGGGGTGACCGTAGATGCGCGGGTACACAACGCCCAGATCTTCCGTTGCCAGCGTCAATATCGAATCAGCCCACGTCCAGCCGTCGACCTGCTCAGTAGCAGACGGCACCTGCGACGGGTTGACGGTCGCGGCGTCCTCCACCGAAAACGCGACCGGCTCGGCTGGCTCGCCCCATTCCGGGTCAGACACGACGCCGCGCGCCAGCACCACGCGCTCCGCGTAGTCGGTGCCGTCAGTCCACACGGACACCTCGACAGGGCAGCGCGCGAGCTGGTGCCCGGCTGCATGCAGCGCCGCCACGCTGACCGGGAAGGTAGCCTCCACCGGAATGGACAACGTACCGGCCGAAGCCTGTAGGAAGTTCAGCGCGGTGCTGACCGTTAGGCCAGTGATGCCCGGCGAGTAGCTGTACGTGTTGCCGGTGGCTGCGTCCTCGATGTCGAGCGCGTCCGTTGCCAGTCGGATCACCTGGCCGGCGTAGTTGACCTCGACAAGCATGTACGCCGCGCTCACAGCTGCTCCTCAAGGCGCACCGTGCCGACGCGCACCAGCTCGCCGCGGCCGTCGCCCGTATGCTCCTCGCCGACCACGACATCCGTTTGTAGCGTGTCCGTCTCGATGGTCGCATACAACATCAGGTCGCGCGCCGTGATGACCGTGGTGGAGGCCGTGGCCGGCACGTCGACCTTCGGCAGATACACGACCGGAGACACGTCGTTGACCAGCACGATCCCGGTGATGTCCGTGGCGACCTGCGCCGGCCCGCCGATGTGCTGGCCGTTCGTGTAGCTGTTCACGTAGTCGGGCGCGCTGTCGTGGACGTTGGACGTGTCAACACCGTCCGTCCAGCTGAGTTGCGCATACCGCCTCGGCTTGCCTAGCTTGCGCTTTCGGCGGCTGCCGTTGCCGGCCTCTACCGTGTCGATGTTAGTAACGATCCCGAACTGACGCGCGTAGTCGTAGCTGCCAAGCCACGTCACCGGCCCGACGACAGCAGCGCCCAGCGTGAAAAACCCATCCGGCGTGGCCTGCGCCGGGATGCGCAGCGCGTACCGGCTGTAGCTGGCAATCGCCCGCACCAGCAGGCACCCGCGCGGCGACACGATAGCGGCCCCGCTGCCCGACGCGACATCACCGACCACGAAGGACTCAAGGATGATCGTCGGGCGTGGGGTCTTGACCAGAGCGCCAGGCGTCCACCGGCCGCCGCTGTTGGTGCGGATGTATCGGGGCGTGCCGCCGCCGCCGGGCTTCCAGATGGCACCGCGCAGCGCGTCCCTCTCGATGAAGTCGGCGCATGCGTTGCCGCCGGTCACGTCGCAGGACACGACCTCGCCCGCGCGTGTGAACTTCAGGCCCGTTCCGATGGCAAGCGACAGCGTGCCCAGCACGTTCCACGCCGCGCCATCCCAGCCCTCGAGCGTGGCGGTCTGGAAGTTCGCGCCGTCAAGGTACAGGCCCCAGAACTGGCCTTCTGGCGGCGTGGCCTCGGTCATCGACCAGACGATCAGCTGCTCTACCGCGTCGGTAGTCGAGCGCCACCGCGCGTCAGGGCTCGGGCTGTTCAGCGGGTCAATACGCGACACGGGGTATCGGTACGTCGTGGCGACCGTCCACGACTCGCCAGCACGCGCCGGGCCGTCTGTCATGGCAAGGCGCACACCCGTTTCAGCCAGCGGCGACGGGGCCGCGCCAAACGTCTGGCCGAGCGTGCCCGTCGGGAACGCGTCGAACTGGCCGCCGTACAGGTTTACTCCGGTGTCCGCACCGGCCGCATAGGCCGCCTGCCGAAAGTAAATGTCCGTGCTTGCGTTGCCCGCTGCCGTCGAGAAGGACACGGCATCGGCCAGCACCGCGCCACGCTGGAGCATGGTGCCTGCGATCACGCCGGTCTTTCCGATCAGAATCCATTTCCGGTCAGCGTTCGTCGAGGTCGGCCGGTAGTAGGCGTAGACCTTGCCCGTGTCCGCCGCGGCGTCCTTCGTGCCAAGGCCGAACTTCACTTGCACGCCGGTAGTCGCGTCCGTGGTGCTGACGCTGGCGACGTTGGAGCCGGCCACCGCGTCCCGCAGCGTGATCGCAGTCGGAGTAACCGTGACCTCGGCCGTGTACCCGTTCGCGCCGCCGCTGATGCTGGCCGACAGCTTCGCCGTGCCGACGTTTACGCGGACTTCGCACATAGGCAGCAGGCCCTGCGCGTTCGTCGTGGCGGGCGCCGCGGCCCAGCTCTCCGAGTCCAGAAGGCCGGTATGCTGTACCCGCATGCCAAGGCCGGTCATGGTCACGGTAGCAGCGCCCGCAGACGTGCGCGTCCACGTCGCGCCCGTGTTTTCTGGCAGGTCGAACGGAAGCCACGTCACCGACTGGCCGCAGCTGTAGTCCGTCAGCGAGACGGCGAGAATGGCTTGCGGCTGGCCGATGGTGGTCGACCCGCCCAGGTACGTGGCACAGAGCGAGTCGTCAGCGGTGCCCGGATTCTGCGCAGCGTTGCTCAGGACAACGAGTCGCCCGCCTTGCGCGCATGCCGACACGTCCTGCGGGTGCGTAGAGGCGTCAAGCCCGCGCCACCACGCGCCCGACTGCGTGCCGGTCTGCGTCCAGCTTACGCCGCCGTCCTCGCTGCGCACCGTGTAGTATTCGCGCAACGCACCCGCGCCCGCGTTGTAGTCGCTTCCGACAGCCCACAATGTACCGTTATCGTCCGCGCATACCGACAGGTCAGCAGCGGTCAGAGCGCCAGCGGCGACCGTGCCCCACCGCCGAGTCGACGCATCCGACTGTAGATAGGTCGGCGTGATGGAACTGCCGAGGGTGTAGGCGCTGGCGAACCGGCGCGCGTTGGCGACAACCGTTGAGCCCGTCGTGGTCAACGCCGGGTCAATGGACACGACCACGTAAGCGCCGCCCTGCGTCACGACCTCGCCCATACCGCCGGCCCAGTCGCCGAGCGTACCGACAACGGAGAACGACGCGCCGCCGTCCACGCTGGCGAACTGGCCCAGCACGTCGAGGCCGCCGGCCGTCGTGCTGATTACCATCAAGATTTGACCGGACAGGTACGCCGCGCGAATCCGGGTCACGACAGCACCGGCCGAGCCGAGTACCGTTTCAACAAGCTGCGGCGTCGACCACGTAGCGCCGTCGTCGTCGCTCATGCTGGACGCGATGCCTGAGCCGCTGGCGTCATACAGCCAGAACAGCGCGACAAGCCGACCAGACGGCAGCGAGACAAGGCACGGCGCCGCATGTACTGCACCCGTGTAGACGCCAGAGCCCGGGTCGTAAACGCGCACCTTCGACCACGACCCCGCCAGCGGGCGCGACCACACCGCGATGTATCGGCTGGCCTCCTGGACGATGCAGTACATAGACCCGTCGGCGCGGCTGATGACGTGCGGATCTTTCCACGCGCTCGCGGTG